CTGATGGTCGTTTGATCGGGGACAGCCCTGCGATGATCAAGTTCTTCGCAGATCTGGCTTATCAGTTGAACCCAGCAGGCTTCGTGTCTCCAGCGGGAGACGTTGGCCAGCTCGACAGCGTGACCACGGAGCTCAAAGAACTGCGCGGTCAAATGGCCAATCCGAAATCGGCTTACTGGAAAGACCCGAAGAAACAGGAGCGATACCGCACGCTTCTCTCTGCTGAAGAACGCCTCGGATAAGCAGGCTTCTTCGCTGAGCTTGCTTTAGGCAGCGCCATTGGTTAGACTTCCTCCCAAGACCAATGGCGCTGTTGCTTCTGCATCGGACAACCCGGCGGTTCGCACCGTACCGATGCAGCGCCATCGGGATATGTGGACAACCCGCCTCGGACCCACTCTCCCAAATGGTTAACCTACATCCTGTGTGTCACCGTTAACCATTCAATGGAGTGATCCAATGGCAGAAACTGCTTATCAAAAGCAGTATCGCGACGAGTACATTCACGGATATGAAGTCCGTCAATCTCTCCTTCGTGATGCTTGCACCACAGAAGCCGTCATCTCCGGCAACGAGGCTGTGTTCCTTGTTGGCGACAGTGGTGGCGCTGAAGCCGTAACACGCGGCGTCAATGGCCTCATCCCCGGTCGTGCTGACAACAACAACCAGTACACCGCAACCTTGTCCGAGTGGCACGACAAACCTCAGAAGACGCGTTTCAACATCTTCGCATCGCAGGGCAACCAGCGTTCGATGATGCAGACCACGTCGATGGGTGTCATCAACCGTCGTGTTGACAAGACCATCCTGACAGAACTGTCCACGGCGACGCAGAACCTCGGTACTGCTGCGACGATGACTGAAGCGCTTGCGCTACGGGCTAAGACTGTCCTGCAGATCAACGATGTCCCTTGGGACAACAACATCTTCGCCATCATCTCGCCCGCTGCTGAAGCGTACCTGATGCAGGTCGATAGCTTCTCCAGTTCCGACTATGTGGACACTCGGCCAATGGTCGATGCTCCTTTTGCTTGGAACGATCAGGTGAAGTTCCGCAACTGGCTTGGTATCAACTGGGTCTCGCACCCGGGCATTACTGGCGTCGGTACAAATGCTGAAAAGTGCTATATGTTCCACAAGTCGGCCATCGGCCACGCGATGGACACAGAAGGCATGAACGTCTCGGCGGGCTATAACGAGGAAGATGATTACTCGTACGCTCGCACCTCGGTGTTCGAAGGCGCGCAACTGTTGCAGAACTCCGGCGTTGTGGTGATCAACCACGATGGCTCGGCGTACACCGCAGCGTAATAGGAGGACAATTCAATGGCCTATTCTACAAGCAACCCTCCACGCCTTATTTCGCAAGGCATTGGTGGTTCCGGTCCACGTTTCTGGAACTATTCCTCGACTGATGCCATCGCTGCTGTTGATGCCACGGATTACATCACCAACGCGACCGATCTGGGCATGCTGACCGGAGACCTCGTTTTCGTCTCCAACACAACTGACGACCTGACCACCATCGGTCAGGCTACAGTTGACACAGATGGAAACGCCACTCTGACAGCGCTGACCGCTTTCGCGTAAGCCTGATTTGGTGTAAGCTCAAAACCGGGGCGGCAGGATCGCCCCGGTTACCCCAAGGAGACATCAAATGTCTAAAGAAACATTCAGCAATCGACCACCCACACGGCTGTTCACTATTGAGACGGCACGCGTTGGGTACCACCACATGTCCGAGGCAGAGACCACACTCGAACAAATCAAAGACCCATCGTATTGGCGTCATGTGGCGAAGAGCCTTCGCATTGGTGATCAGATCGAAGTGATCTCGATAGACCTGACCTTCTACGTCAAACTGTTGGTTCTGGCCGCAAGCAAAACCGATGTTCGCATCGTGGTGCTGGACGAGATGGACCTCGAAGATGTCGGCGTGTTGACACCAGAGGTCAGTGACTTCGAAGTCAAATGGCGCGGCGGCGCACGCTGGTCGGTGCTTCGTAAACAAGACGGCGAGGTTATGGTCCACGGGCTTGCACAAGAAAGCGATGCCGCAAAGTGGATCAACAACCGCGTTCAAGCAGAGGCCGCATAACATATGGCAATCTCGGACGAACATAAGCTCCGAGCCTACAACGGGGCGTTGACCGAGGTTCTCGGTCTGCGCCCTATTGCTTCGCTCTCAGAGGAACGTGAACCACGTCGTGTGATGGACGCAGTCTGGGCAGGCGGAGCAGTGGTCACATATGGCCTCGAACGGGGGGACTGGAACTTTGCCACAAGGGCGATGGAGCTGGCACCCTCCGCCAGTGTTGAACCGCAATTCGGGTTCCGCTACGCATACCCAAAGCCCAACGACTTTGCTCGGCTGACGACGATCTCAGCTGACCCGTACTTCCGCCCTGCATTGAGCGCCAGCCAGTACAGTCTCGAGAGCTCGTACATCCTGACCGACTATCAGAAGCTGTATATCAAGGTGGTCTCGAAAGACGACGAGTACGGTTTCGACAGCTCGAAGTGGTCTGAGGGTTTCTTCGAGTATCTGAAAGGCCGAATGGCTTTCCTGACAGCAGAACGGCTCACTCAATCCACCAGCAAACTGCGAGATGCCAAAGCATTGATGGACGAAGCGCTTGTGAACGCCAAGTCGAATGATGCAATGGAGGAAGGCTGGAAAGCCCTGCCATCCGGCAGCTGGTCTCGTTCCAGAGGCAGTAACCGTTCCCGAGGAGAGTGATCGTGAAGTCACGCGAGATCACCGCCGTATTCAACAGGGGTCTGGTCGCTGCCAAAGCCAGAGGCCGCATCGATGTTGAGCGTGTCCGTCTGTCGGCAGAGACGATGACAAACTGGGTGCCCAGCGTTTTGGGATCCATGTCGATACGCCCCGGTCTCGAAAAACTCGGGATCGCGCTTGGAGAAGGACGGCTCAAGTCCTTCCTTTATGACGAAGGCGACTTTTCCGGCTTGGAGTTTACCCCTAGCGTTATGCGTATTTGGAAGATGTCGGATGACAACACTCTTGTCACTCGAGCAGCTGTCTCATCCGCGGTAGCCAATGGGTCTTTCACCACTGATCTAACTAGCTGGACCGATGCCGACGATACAGGTACCGCATCTATCTGGGCAACGGGATCCTACCTGCAGCTCCTCGGCGACGGAACCAACCGTGCCAAGCAACGCCAAGAGGTGTCTGTCGCAGGGGCAGATGAAGACATCGAGCACGGTATCCGTATCGTGGTCGAAAGAGGTCCACTCCTTGTCCGCATCGGGACAACAGCAGGGGGCGATGATTTGTTCAGGCAAGCTGTCCTACGGAAAGGGACACACAGTCTCTCGGTCACCCCCGGCGGCAGCTCCTTCTGGATCGAGTTCTCTTCAAGCTTAACCTACCCTGTGCTTATCGCCAGCTGCGCAGTGGAGGGGGCAGGTGTTGTCGAGGTCACAACACCATGGGACACAGTTGCTAAGTGCAAATCACTACGCACGGGCCGTAGTGGGGATGTTGTTTTTGTGTCCTGCAGTGGGCAGAAACAACAGAGGATCGAACGTCGACCAAACAACTCGTGGTCTGTCGTGGACTACGACACCGTCGATGGTCCTTTTCTTGTTGAAAACACCAGTGGGACGACGATCACACCGGACGTCCTAAAGGGAGAAGTCACGCTGACCGCCAGCGAAGCTCTGTTCCAGTCAGGCCACGCAGGAAGTCTGTGGCGGATTGAGAGCGAAGGGCAGGTGGTCTCTCTGGCTGCATCGGGTGAGAAGGTTTGGTCCGACCCGATCCGCGTCATAAGTGTTGGAGGTGCACGGGCCTTTACCTACGCCCTCACAGGAACTTGGGTGGGGACTGTCACTATTCAGAAATCCGTTGGAGACACAGGGTCTTGGACGGATTACACCACCTACACCAGCAACGCGACAGCAAGCATCAACGACGGTCTTGACAACTCAGAGGTCTACTACCGCATCGGTATAGACCACGACGATTATACGAGCGGCACAGCAAACCTGTCACTGACCTATGCAGCTGGATCCATCATGGGATCAGTTCGTGTCCTTGCAGTTAACAGCCAAACGGACGAGCCCATCCAGTTACTGGGCAGAGGGCGCTTGGTCTGATACCGAAGGCTGGCCGACCGCCGTGGCTTTCTTCGAGGGACGTCTTTTCTGGTCAGGCAACGGTAGAAACTGGGCGTCGATCACAGACAGCTTCACTTCTTTCGACAGCAACTTCGAGGGTGATGCAGGGCCGATCAAGCGAGACGTCGGTCCTGACGCGGAGAGCACGACCAATTTCCTGCTCGGGCTGAAGCGCTTGGTGGCGGGTACCTCCAACACTGAGTATGCGATACGGTCAACGTCTTTGGATGAACCCATCACACCGACCAACTACAACAGCCGCGTCACGTCGAACAAAGGCTCGCTGAATGCGGATGCAATCCACGTAGATGGCAGGGGTTACTTCATCAGCAGAAACGGAAAATCTCTGTATGAGCTTGAGTGGGACCAAGTCGGCATCGACATAAAACCCAACCGCGTCAGTGTTTTGGTGCCGGAGATTGCAGGGGTAGGTGGTTTCACCCGCATCGCGTATCAAACAGAGCCTGACGTCCGCATCCATTGTGTGAGAGCAGATGGAAAAGTCGCCATTTTGGCGCGAGATCCTGCGGAGGACGTGATCTGTTGGTTCCTGTTCGAGACCGATGGTTTCATCGAAGACGTCGTTACCTTCCCCGGGGATACCGATGGCCGTGTGGTCTACCGCACACGCAGAGTTATCGATGGAGCCACTGTGTATTTCCTCGAAGAGATAGTGCCTGAGAGCACCTGCCTAGGGGGTTCCGTCAGTAAGCTGGCCGACTGCCACACCACAGGGAACAACGACCCAGCGGCGACAACCATATCAGGTCTCAGCTACCTCGAAGGAGAGGAGGTCGTGCTCTGGGCAGACGGACAGGATCTCGGCACCTACACGGTCGCATCAGGTGCGATCACTGCCAGCGTGGCGGTATCGGATTACTGCGTCGGCCTTGGGTACACAGCTGACTATAAGAGCCTGAAAATGGTCGACCAAACACAACTCGGTGTCACCCTCGGTCAGCTGTCACGGATCTCGTCGATCGGTTTCATCCTAGACACCACCCACTACAAAGGCCTGAAGTACGGACCCTCTTTCACTGAGCTGGATGAGCTGCCGGATATCGAAAACGGCGTCGAGACAGCGGATCACACGATCTGGGGAGAGTACGACGGAGGGATGATCTCTTTCAACGGAGACACAGCCGTTGACACACGCATCTGCCTGCGCGGACAAGCCCCCCGCCCGGTCAGCCTCATCGCTGCGGTGATCCACCTCGAGCACACAGATTTTGGTTAACATCGTCCCCACCACAGCAGCTCACTTTCAAGAGCTATATGGACGCTCTCCACCTGTCACGGTGAGGGCCAAGACCTTGCTGGGCGAAGACAACAGACCGATCGCCGTCGCCGGATCATACAGCACCACCAGTGGTTTAGTCATTTTCAGCGACGTGTTCGATACCTCTGCTTCTAAGTATTTGCTTACGAAAGCTGCGGTGCAATTTATGAAGACTGTTCCTGCGGGAGCTTTATGCTATGCTAGGCCCAGCTCGTGGAAGATCCTCGAGCGGCTTGGTTGGTATCCAGCAGGCGCAGGTGATCCAGAAGGAGTTTGGTTCAGATGTCAGGGATAGAAACAATGCTGCTATCCGCCCTCGCCAAAGCAGGGGTTTCAGCAAGTGCGGCGGCTGGGGTTGGCAACGTCCTATCCATCGGTGGGACGCTTATGTCTGTGGCAGGCCAAGCCAGACAAGCAGGCGAAGCCAAGGAGTTGGCGTCGTTCAATGCTCAACAAGAAGAACGGCGTGCGCAACAAGAGCGTGTTTCCGGTGAACAAGGGGCAGCAGAAGAACGACGTCAAGGTCGTCTGATGCAGTCCAGAGCACTCGCTGTCGGTGGAGCAAGCGGCGGGGGTATCGACATCGACAACCTCTCCAGCATTGAAACCGAAAGCGAACGGCGCGCAAGCTTCGCCCTCTGGGGTGGTGAAGAGCGCGCTCGTGGTGCGGAGGACAGTGCTGCAGTGGCTCGCTTCGAAGGAAGTCAAAAAGCTGCAGCTGCTCGAACTCGCGCCACGGGCACTTTGATCTCAGGAGGCGTGTCTTGGCTCGACAAGTATGCTCCCCGAGATAAGACACCAGCAGCAGCGTAGGGGACAAAAACATGGCGGTTCTTCCATCCGTACAAGACATGGGTCGCCGTCCAGTGGCGCAACCACAACGGGGCACTGCCCGCGTCAGCGAGAGCGCAATGTCTGCCCAGTCTACGGCGTTCGACGCCCTCGGCAGGCAGGTCAATCAGGCAGGCAACACCATCCTCGACCGGGTGGCGTTGAACACTGCACGTGAACGCGACGTCCAGATCTCTGATGAGCTGCGCCAAATGATGTATGACCCTGAGACGGGCTACATGAACACCCAAGGCCGGAACGCTGTCGAAGCCCGATCGGCTCTTGCTGAAAGAATGCAAGGGTTGGAAGAGAAGTACGGCAGTGATCTGAACAACGCAGCGCGGGATCGGTTGATCGACAGCTTGCGCAGCCGCGTGAACAGCGCGACCTTGTCTGCAGACAACCATCTCGTTGGCCAGACCCGTGCATACGAAGACGGTATCGCCAACGCCACCATTCAATCGGCTCTGAACGACGCAGCGGTGGACCCGTCCTCTTTCCAAGACAAGCTTCTGGAGGCGCAGAATGTAGCGAGGGCCAACCTCTTTGAGAACGGGATGTCTACTGAAGAAGTCAATATGAAGGTTGAAGAAGTAAGCCGTCAGTTCTACGGCAACGAACTTCAACGCCTGACGATAGACGACCCCGAAGGAGCGCTGTCTTTCCTCGACGAAAACCGGGAAGCCTTTGGTGAGACATACCAAACCCAACGGGCGCAGATCGAGCCGCTCGCTAACCAAGCACTGGGTCGGAGAGTAGCAACCGATGCATTCTCCATCACCCCAGAGGCTCTGCGGCACGACACCCAGATCATCCACGCTGAAGGACGGAGCCGTCCAAACCCACCGGGGGCAGTGATCACAGGCCTCACAGGCCGTGCTGTCCAAGATGTCTTCGGTGCTGGATACAAGATCCGCATCACATCGGGGTCAGAAACACATGCTGAAGATGAAGGTGAGAACCTCCCTCAGCATGGAGCGGCGAACCACATGACCACGCATGCGATGGATTTCCAAGTGGTCGACCCTGAAGGCAACCGGGTCAACATGAACTCTGAGGATGGAGCAAAGTTTCGTGAGCAGCTTGCAAAACTAGGTGTCCTCGGTATCGGCCAAGGCACCCAATACATGGGTGACTTCACGATCCACGCAGACATCGTTGACTATGGCAGTGGCTTCCGCGCTTGGGGTGCCACGGGAGACCAACATGAGGCGGCTCTGCGGGCTGCATCCGAAAACAAAGAGAATGATTTTGCTGTCGCACCGGGGGACCGCACAGGTACTTTGATCCGTGGCGGTGAGGCTGCGACAGAAACGAGCACTCCCTCTGCCGACAATGTGGCCCGGATCCTCCAAGACCTGAACGCACAAGACCCTTCAGGCCGAGCAGGTATCGCGTTCCTCCGTCAGTATGAGCAAATGGCTGGTGTTGTGGCGGATCAAGCTACAGCCGCCAATGATGCTATGTATGGGGGGATATTCGCT